ACTCATTATCAGAAGATGACTTTGCAGCTCTTGAATCTTTTTTACCTAGGTCTACTTTAAATCGCAGAGAGCAAAAATCATTGGGTGGTAAATTAGCAAAGCCTCTTCTAAAAAGGGTGGCTAAATTATTTAAGGCTGATGAAGAGCAAAAAGCAATAAAGGCTAAAATAGATAAAGTACACTCTGAAGTAGAGGCTGTTTTACCAACAATGAAAAAACAAGATGCTTTTAAAAAGGTGGCAGCAGAGAATGATTTAACCACTGGACAAGTAAGGGATATTGAAAAATTAGTAGCCTTTGAACGTGGCGGTGGTGCTGGCAAGGGCGCATTTGGTGAGCTGCGACAAATGGTAAGGGCAAGTACAACAGAACCTACTTATGGGCAAAAACAAATAGAAGACACAGGTAATTTAACTAGAGCCGCTAATATAAAAGCAGCAGAAACTGGTAAACAAGGTCTTGCAGTAGGTGTAGGGGGCACTTCTCTATTAGCAGGAACTACAGCTATGTTAATAGATAATGATGACGATGATGACGCTGTTGTTAAAAAAGAAGAAAAAGTATCTTACTCTTTATTAGACCTTCCTGAAGAAGGTGCAGCTACTTACGAAACAGAAGATAAAGTTATTTATACTAATAGTGCTTTTAAAAAAGCTGCTCAAAAAGCTAAAGGAAAAACCTTTAAGTATGAAGGAACCACTTACAATACTGAAGCTGCTTTAGACGCTTTAGAACGCCTTAAAAAAGCACCCGGCGGTGTAGTTCCTGAAGAAATGTCTGAAGAAGATAGCTTTCGTATGATGTATAACTCATATAAACAAGAAATGGAAGCGGCTGAGTCACCTGAAGAGCAGAAACGTATTCAGCAAAACTTTCAAAAACAGACACAAAACGTAGATCAAGAAGTAAAAATGAATGTTTTTAAAGAAAAAGAAAGATCTACTAAAGCTAAGGGAGGAGCCTCTCGGGGTGTAGACTCAGAGTGGCCTAAAGAAGGCAGAGATTATCATACCATTAACGATCAATGGTATTGGGAAGGTGAAAAAATTCCTATGAGTCAAATAAGAGCACAAGCACGTAGAAATATGCCCAAGCCTCCCACGGGTAAAAGACCCAAAGAAGAGGAAAAAAAAGAAAAAGAAAAAGAAAGATCTACTAAAGCTGAAGGAGGTTCGCTTCTTGTACCCCCTGAAATGGGTATGGAAGAAGAAATGCCTGTAGATACTTTTACACCTGAAGAACAAGCAATGGCAGAAGAGTCACAGGTTCCAGACGATCAAATGGAAGATGACTACATGGGCTTTGTGCTTGATGAGTCTTTAGACGAAACAGAACAACAATATTTAATGGGAGCTTTGGAATCAGATTCAAGGCTTAGTGAAATCTTTGATAAAGTCATTATGACTGCATCAGAGTTTTCGGGAGCTGGAGAAGTTGAAGGCCCCGGAACAGGTGTATCAGATTCTATTCCTGCGCGATTAAGCGATGGAGAGTTTGTAATCACCGAAGAAGCCACCAGTGAAATCGGAGCAGACAACCTTCAAACAATGATGGATGATGCAGAACGAAAAGCTAGTGGAGGTAAAGTCGGATACGCAGAAGGCGGTTTATTAAGTAATCCTTATGGGATGCCTAATCAACAAATGGAAGAAGAGGAAAACCGCATAGAGCAATCTATGTTAGGTGCTAATCAAATGCCAAGCCTAATGGGAGGAAGACGCTAAAAACAACAATAGTACGGCTACCTTGTATTAACAAGCCCCAGATTTTAAAGACGTTTTAAATTGGCTACCTTGCAAGAAAACAAGCCCCGTAGAAAAGGAGAGTAACATGTCCGAACAGGCATACGAAGAGGAAGAAGTCGCAAACCCGTATAATGCACGTAAACCTTGGCACACACAAGATCGCAAACAATCTTTAAATGCTGCTGAAAGTTTGTATTACCCGGAAGATGAAGACGAAGAACCTCAACAGAAAAAGGCTACCCGCAAAAAGGCCCCTTCTTCTGAGGATGAACCCAATACTAATTATAAAAAACGCTATGATGATTTAAAGAAACATTACGATCAGAAGCTTTCTGAATTTAAACGTAAAGAGCAAGAACTATTGGATCAAGCTAGAGTAGCTGAACCCCAATACCAAGCTCCTAAGTCTCAAGAGGACTTAGATCGTTTTAGGCAAGAGTATCCTGATCTATATGATACGGTAGAAACTGTAGCTCACATGAGGAGCCAGCAAGAAGTAGAAGCATTGCGATCTAAGCTTTCTGTTATTGAACAGCGGGAAGCAGAAATTGCAGCGCGAGAAGCTGAGACGGCTTTACAGGAACGTCATCCTGACTTTGATCAAATCAGAGGAGATGATGGGTTCCATGAATGGGCGCAGGAACAACCGGATCAAATACAAGATTGGATTTATAACAATCCAAACAATGTTACTTTAGCTGTTAAAGCGTTAGACCTTTATAAGTTAGAAACTGGGAAAGGACAGAATACTCAAAAAAGACGTTCAAATCGTAAGCAGCCACAAAGTTCTGCTGCTGATATGGTATCTACTAAAACAACCAATATAGATGCTAAGGAAGCTAAGATTTGGACAGAAAGTGAAATTGCGAAAATGTCCCTCGACCAATTTGATAGACACGAAGAAGAAATCAATATTGCGATGATTGAGGGAAGGGTTCGTAGAGGATAATCTTTTCTACTTAGGAGTAATATAATATGGCTTTTAACCAATCAGACGCTCTATTTGAGCAAGGTACAGACACTAACGGTAACTTTGGTAATTCAGTAGCAGGTCAAACGAACTCGTTTTTCCTACCCAAAGTATATTCTAAACAGGTACTCAACTTCTTTCGGAAGTCTTCAGTAGCAGAAGCTATTACGAACACCGATTATGCTGGTGAGATTTCTGGTTATGGTGACACTGTACGAATCATCAAGGAACCTGTCATCACTGTTTACCAGTATGAGCGTGGCGCAGATATAACTAAAACAGCTTTGACTGACCAAGAAGTTAGTCTTGTTGTTGACACTGCTAACGCATTCAAGTTCATCGTTGATGATATTGAAACTAACATGTCGCATGTAAACTTCCGCGATGTAGCAACCTCTTCAGCAGCTTACGCTTTGCGTGATGCTTTTGACGCAGGTGTAATTGCTACGATGTTCGCTGGCGTTTCTGCTGCAACCCCTAACCACATCCTTGGTTCTGACAATGCAACTGACCTTGCTGCTGGTACTTTTGACGGTACTGGTAACTTGGACATTGGCTTTGGCTCATCTGAGCACGATCCTATTGACGTTCTTTCTCGTATGGCCCGTCTTCTTGACGAGCAAAACATCCCTGAAGAAGGTCGTTGGTTCTTGGCTTCACCTGAGTTCTACGAAATCCTCGTACAAAGCTCATCTAAGCTTTTGTCAGTAGACTACAACGCCGGTCAAGGCTCCATCCGTAATGGTTTGGTAAGCTCTGGCAAGCTGCGTGGCTTTGACATGTATAAGACTAACAACATTGCTGCAACGTCTAACGCTGCTGGTCAATGTCTTGCTGGTCACATGTCTGCTACTGCTACGGCTCAGACCATTACTAGCACTGAAGTCATTCGTGACCCAGATAGCTTTGGCGACATTGTACGTGGTCTTCACGTATATGGTGCTAAGGTACTGCGGCCAGATGCTATGGTTTCAGCGTTTTATGGTATCGACTAAACTGAACGGGGGCCGTAAAAAGCCCCCAATCTTTTTTACACAGGATTTATGTATGCCACAGATAGGAAGCAAGGATAAGCCAGTAATGTTTAGGAAAGCGATTGTTTCTCAAGAAAGTCGTTTTCGTAAGGGTTTTGACAAAGATAAATATCAAAGCAACTATGATCGTATCTTTGGTAATAAAAATGAATTAGAAATAGCTAGAGAGACTTCTAAAACTTTTAGCATGGAGCAAGAATAATGAAAGATAAATATATGCGTGGCGGTTATATGGGTGGAAGCATGGTAGATCAAATGCAAGGCCAGATGAAAAAGAAAATGACCGAACCTCGTGGTGGCTATGCTCATGGTGGTAAAGCTATGGGCGGTAAAGCTGACATTGCTGCTATGGAAAAAGCTTGCAGCGCAATGGCTGGTAAGAATAAAAGCGTAACTTACTAATGAAAGTAGACGCTCCTAAAGGTTATCATTGGATGAAGGTTGGTAAAATTCAGAAGCTAATGAAAGATCCTAAAGAAGGCTTTAAACCTCATAAAGGCGCAAGCAAAAAAGCTAACTTTACAATTCAAAAGGCACACTAATAATGGCAACATTTCTTACGTTAACAAATGAGCTACTGCGAGAGCTAAATGAGGTTGCTTTAACTTCAGCTACTTTTGCAAATGCTATTGGTGTTCAGCAACATGCTAAAGACTGTATTAACAGGGGCTACTTAGACATTGTTAACGAAGAACCTCAGTGGCCTTTTTTAGCTACTGATGAAAGCGGTGCTACAGATCACATGTACGGAAATGCGTATGTAGAAACAGTAGCTGGTACTCGTTGGTACGAGTTAAAGCCCTCTTCTAGCAGCATAACAACTGATTACGGTTACATTGATTGGGATAATTTTCTGTTAACAACTGTTGATGTTTCTGGCGAAGTAGCACCACATACTATTCGTAATCTCAAGTACACGACTACTGAAGAGTGGAAAGACTTTTTTAGAGTCTCTCAAAATAAAGACGCTTCAGACACCCAACAGTATGGTGTTCCTTCTCGCGTAATACGCAGCCCAGACAGTCGTAAGTTTGGTCTAAGCGCCATCCCCGATAAAGTATATCGTATTTGGTTCTATGCTTACGACCTTCCTACAGAGCTTGATGCTTTTGGAGATGCTATTGTATTTGCAGACACTTACAAGCCTGTGCTGTTAGCAAGGGCTAGATACTACATGCACCAGTTTAAAGAAAACTCACAAGCTGCTGCATTTGCACTAGACGATTATAAGCGTGGTTTAAAACTTATGCGCCTTCATCTTATGGAACCAGCCCCCGGTTATTTCAAAGATGACAGAATGAGATTTGTGTAATGTCTCAGCCTTGGGGATATTCTTGTAGAGGCGGTTTAAACGTCAACCTAAATCAGCTTGAAATGCTTCAGCAGCCGGGACAAGCCACAAGACTTCGTAACTTTGAAGTAGATCCTGATGGCGGCTACAGGCGCATTGATGGCTTTACGCCTTTTGGGGATACAAAACCAAATGGTAGTGAAGCAGTATTAGGTATGGCTGTTTACGCTGATGGCGTTATTGTATGTTCAGGCACTGGTATATTCTTCAGTGTTGATGGTGAAGAAACATGGATGCAAATAAACAAGGCTTCTGTTCATAGTAGCGGTGATGACTACGGAACTTTTAACAGTCGTGCAAATGCCGATAGAACAAATCAGGGACGCTGTACTTTTGCAATCTATGAGGGTACTTCAGATTACGGGCAAATTGTAATCTGTGATGGAGTCAATGAGCCATTTTTATTTCAGATGACAGGAACAGCGGGTTTAAGCTCTAGAACCTTTTTTGCTAAAGAGATTACTGTAAGCAGCACTGTAGGCCCTGCAATAGCAGTTATACATGATAAACATCTTGTAGTTGCTGGTGATGCGTCATCTAAAAATACTGTGTACTATAGTGGTACAAATCATATAGATAGTTTTAGTAGTACAGGATCAGGTAGCGTAGTAATTTCTGACGCTGTTGTAGGACTAGCAAGCTTTCGTGGTGATTTAATTATTTTCTGTAAAAACAGTATTCACAAGCTTTCTAACATTAACGATGCTGCTAGTATATCAGTTACGCCTATTACAACTAACGTAGGTTGTTTATCTCACGGAAGCATCCAAGAAATTGGTGGTGATATTTTATTTCTTGCTCCAGATGGTGTGCGTACTGTGGCAGGCACAGCACGTATTGGTGACGTAGAGTTAAGCTCTGTTAGCAGGCAAATACAAGAAATTTTAAAAGATGTAGCGGCTAACTCTGGTTTTATTATTACTAGCGCAGTTTTAAGAAGTAAGTCTCAGTACAGATTATTTTATAGTACTAATACTGAAAGTCCTTCAGTTGCTAAAGGTATTATTGGAACATTAACCTCTAATGGTTTTGAATGGTCAGAAACACTAGGCATTCAAGCACTGGGTATTATTTCTGACTTAGATGCAAATGGCGTAGAGCAAGTATATCATGGTGACAAAGATGGTTATATTTACAACCATACAACAGGTACTTCTTTCTATAATGCAGGAGCGGCTACTAATATTTCATCAGTTTACCAAACTCCTGACTTTGACTTTGGTGACGTAGGAACTAGAAAAACTTTGAAGTATGCTAGAGTTTCTTTTAGTCCTGAAGGAGAAGTTCTTCCTAGTTTTAGGGTGCGTTATGATTATGAAGATCCTAACATACCTCAACCAGAACCTTTTTCTATAGCTACAATTGCTTTACCAGCTATCTTTGGAACAGCAACATTTAATGCTGTAACCTTTGGAGCAACCAGTGATCCTATGGAGCGTATTACATTGGAAGGCTCTGGACATACATGTAGCTTTAGAATTTTTAGCGACGATCAAAAACCATCATACGCTGTAAACGGTATTTACATAGATTATATGCCTTCAGGCAGGAGATAAATTAATGGCTCAGAATTATACAAGACAAAGTTCGTTTGCTGATGGCGATACAATTACAGCGGCTTTATTTAACAATGAATTTAACCAAGTAGTAAACGCTTTCGCATACTCTGCAAGCAGTGACAGCTCTACTGGACACAAGCACGATGGTACTAGCGGTCAAGGCGGTAACATTCCGCAGATTGGTGACATAGACTTTTTAAACAAGATTGTTGTAGATAACACAAACAACAGGTGGGGTTTTTATGTACAAGTTTCAAGCGGTACAGTTGAACAGCTTCGTATCCAAGATGGTGCTATTGTTCCTGTTACTAACAATGATATTGATCTTGGGACATCCTCACTGGAGTTTAAAGATTTATTTTTGGATGGAACAGCTCACATTGATACTCTGGATGACGATGTCAACGCCACGGTTGCTGGAACTCTAGGCGTTACAGGTGCTTCTACACTTACTGGAAATGTAACGGCTACTAATGATCTTAGCGTAGGTGGCAATCTTACTGTTACAGGCAACGCAACTATTGCAGGTAACTTAACCTTTGGTGATGCTGCTACGGATACAGTAGCCTTTAGTGCTGACGTAGCTTCTAATCTTCTTCCTAGCGTAGACAATACTTATGACTTAGGCGCAGCAGGTTCTGAGTGGAAAGACCTATACATTGACGGTACTGCAAACATTGATAGCCTTGTAGCTGATACCGCAGACATTAATGGCGGAACTATTGATGGGGCAACTATTGCAACATCAGACATTACAGTAGGATCAGGAAAAACTTTAAATGTTTCAGCGGGTACATTAACTCTTGCAGACGATCAAATCTCTGGTGACAAAGTTGAAGGTGGCACTATTGCCGCTACTACTATTACTACACTTACATCAACTACAGTAGATACTACAAATCTTGAAGTAACTACTTTAAAGGCTAAAGACGGCACTGCCGCAGGTTCTATTGCAGACTCTACTGGTGTTGTAACACTAGCAAGCTCTGTACTTACTACTACAGATATTAATGGCGGCACTGTAGACGGTGTAACTATTGGTGGTTCTAGTGCAGGTGATATTACTTATGCTAACTTATCTGACGGTACTATTACTATTACGGCTTTTGTAGATGAAGATGATATGTCTTCAGATAGTGCAACGCTTGTACCGACTCAACAATCTGTAAAAGCTTATGTAGATGCTCAAGTCACTGCACAAGATTTAGACATTGTTGGTGATACAGGTACAGATGCTATTGACTTAGATTCTGAGACTATTACTTTTACGGGCGGCACAGGTATTACAAGTGTAGTAACTACTGGAACAGTCACGCACAATATTGATAGCACTGTAGCAACTTTAACAGGCTCACAGACTTTAACAAACAAATCACTAACTGCTCCTACACTTACAGGTACAGCTATAGTAGCTTCTTTAGATATTAGTGGCGACATAGACGTAGACGGCACAACTAACCTTGATGTCGTGGACATTGATGGCGCTGTAGACTTTGCATCTACAACTGCTCACGCAGGTAATGCAACTTTTGCAGACAATGCCAAAGCCATCTTCGGCGCTGACAGCGACCTACAGATTTATCATGATGGGTCTGATAGTTATATCAAAGAAGATGGTACAGGCAACTTAATCATTGCAGCGGATGACTTTAGAGTCACAAA